CATTGATGAAGGATCGGGCATTGCAATGAGTGCCTTGGTGGCAGTCAGGCTGTTGCCCGGCTTTCTTTTCTTCTTCATTCGCTTTTTAGGTTTTTCTTTCATTTCCATTAAAGAGAGACAAAACCCTGCCGAAAGGGACAACGGACAAAACTCTCTCCCCCCCTTCAGGGGGGAGAGTTTTGTCTGTCCGTCACGGACAAAATGACGGACACGGACAAAATAGTTTTGTCCCTGAACATTATCCCCTGTTTTTGTGGGCTTGACTGAGTTCATCGTAAAAATAGTTTTGTCCCTGACGGACATTTCCATGCTATTTTGGGTTCCCACGGACAAAACCCTTTTGTCCGTCATCATTATCCGTTCCATTTGAGGTTTCCTGATTGCTCGTCGAAGACGATATCGCCGTTTTGGATGATGTTATCGATCCTACGCAGCATGGTCTTGACGCTGCAATCGGATTGGTTTGCTATTGCGTTGGCTAACTCGGTTCGGGTGGCGTAGCCAATCTTGGAATCGTTTAGTGTGGTTCGGTAGATTCCGAAATCGATTTCCTTGGCGGGCCGCCCCACTTTTCTTTCTTCCGGTTCGTAGTCACTTGGCAGCCAGCACAGACCTTGGTTGGAGTGTTCGAGGTAGATATGCGATCCCGGCGGGGAGTCTTCGTGGCACATCTGTGACCTTGTTCCCCGCTTGGCGGCTGTGAGGCGGAAGATGCCCTCCTCGCCCCTTTCACCTTGCAGTACCATGATTGCCCTTGCCCAGTTGGTGAGGACGCTGGAGCCTAGTCCTGCGTAGCTCAGGTCGTTCGTGGTGAACCCGCTGGTATCTCTGGATGTCTTGGGCTTGCCGGTGTGGTGGATTAGGTGGACTAGTATCCCGGTATCCATTGCCAGTTCATCGAGTTGATTGGTGAAGATGGACATGTCCTCGCTGCTGTTGGGATCTCCTGCTAGGTAGCAGAGGAGTGGATCGATCCAGAGCATGTCGGGTTGGTGTTCTACGACCATATCCTTGACTGCTGCGAAGAACTCCAGACCCATTGAATTGACGAGGCGGATGATCTTCACCCTCTTGGTCACCTCGTTGAAATTGATTTGTGGGCATTCGGCTTCGAGACCTCGCTTCACGCCTTGAATGGTCTCGGCTACATCCCCGAAATTGTTCTCCTGCTGGAGGATGAGGCTTGAGTACTTGCCCTTGGGTGTGATGCCGAAGAAAGGTTGACCGGCGGCCCAAGTCATTGCGGCTTGGATGGTGAGCACCGACTTGCCTAGTCCACTGCTGCCCACCCACACGCATGAGTTGCCGCGGGCGAGCCAGCGTTTGCCGAGCATGCAATCAGGATCATCCTCGGCGTTGAACGCCAGCATCTCATTCCAGTCGAGCGGTTGGGGTCGGAGCGGTTTGGATGGATCCTCGTAGATCCGTGCCTCTTCCATTGCTTGGACGATCTCGGCGCCGGTGCCGCCTCCATTGACCCACTCGTTGAGATCCTTGTGAGGGGCAGGCGTGTCCACCACCTTGCACCGTGGATGGATGGAGGTGATATCGTCCTGCCACTTGCGCGCTGGCTCGTCGTTCTGGGTGAACAGGTAGACCTGAGACTTGGCCGGGAGTAGTCCTTGCAACTTCTTCCCTGCCGATGCGCCGCGGGTGATCACGATGGATGACTGGGTGGACAGGGATGCCGCCCAGTGGACTTTGTCCATGAAGGCGAACGCATCCCATTGGGATTCAAACACGAACACATGCTCGGAGTGATCCCCGATCCACCAAGGCGCGTTCCTGCCGCCGAGGATTCGCCACCCCTTATCCTTTGAGAACAGGTGAGCGCCGTCCACTTCCCCGTTTGGGGTGGTTTGGGGGTTATGGTTGATGGGGAAGGCCAGTTGGCCTTGGACGACGCCCACCAGAGAATTTTCGTGCAACCATGTAACGAACTCAGGAGAGTAGCCGCGCCACTCGCTCAGGCGTTCATGGTGTGCTGGCTTGAAGGATGCCTTGGCGACGGTCCAATCGATGCGTGAAGGCTTGTCTTCCAGCACCACTCGCGGTTCGATTACCCCGGCCAACTCCTTGTACTTGGCGATGGCGGCCTTGGTGTCGAGGTTGAGTGCCTGCTTGATAAAATCGATCTCGTCGCCACCCTCGTTTGTGGCGAAGTCGTTGAAAAACCATCTGCCGTCCTCTTCCTTGATACCCCATGAGGGATTGCGATCCTCGCGGAAGGGACTTGAGCAGAGTGGCTTGGCGCAGTCACCGTAGCCGAGCGCATCCATGAGCGCTGGCAGGTTGAGTTTCTGTTTTAGTGTTTCAATATCCACGGGCGGTTCTCCATCTCCAAATTTGTAATCCACGCACGGCGCCGGTCCTGCGGTTGGGCTTCGTTGGCACCAGCACCACCGGGATGCCGCCCCGTTCCATGTCCGCCAACACCTTCACCATGAGCGATTCCTCAAAGCGTTGGTAGGTATCGGTGAGGGGAAAGTATCCACCCTCAGTTGCTTCTTGTTCGGTCATATAATTCATCTCCTTAAACTTCCTCGCCCCATCGTTCCTTGTACCATGCCCGGAACATTCTCCGTCTGCGAATCCGCCGCTGTGCCGCCAGCAGGTCGTCCGAGTTCCACAACTTGTCCCGCGCATCGGTCACGCCGCATTCATTCTGGAGCGGGATCGGCGTGAGGATCTCTTGCGAAGGTTCCACCTCGTCGTAACCGAAGAACGGTTTCACCAAGTAGCTTCTGCAACGTCTGCTTGTTCGGTGCATGAATGTGTGAGTGTCATCGATCATCGTTCGGGTGGTAGCCGCGTTGTAGTTGCCAGATTTCGCAAGAACGCTTGAACACGTTCCAGCCCATCTCCGTATCCGAATCGCTCCAGAGTTTTTCCACTGGTGGTTCGGGTTCAAGTGAGTTGATCGCGACTGACAGGCATTGGGGCTTGCCATCGATGCACTCCCGGTATGCCGCCAGTTGATAAATCCATTCTTTATAGAAATTCACCTTGTCCTTCTTGACCTGCTGAGTTTTGAAATCGATCACCACATCACCGTGCGTCTTGTGAACGGCGTGCAGGTCGGTGGTGCCAGCGTAGCCGACCTCCACATTCGTCAGCGTTTCCTCGCTGAAATAAACGTGGTCGATGTTGCCCTCGAACCATTCCACATACACATCGAGCCAAGCCTGGTACTTCTTCGCGCACTCGGTATTGCGGGTCGTATTGAACTCGTCCAGCACCCTATGCACTCCGCTCCCAAACTCCCGTGCCACCCGTCCAAACTCCCCGGCATCCTCCAGAATTCGCACCTTGTAATTCTCGAACGAGCCGAGCCGATACGAGTCCGGAACCGTGTAGCCAGCTTGCAGCAACATGTCCTTAAACCATCGGTCTATGCCGTGGTTGACCAACGTGTCCTTTTGGATCGTGGTCACGCTGGGCAACAGTCCTAGCTTCCGCGCATCGCGCAGGGTGGTGTTCCGCTCGTTGCCGTTCGCCCCGATGGTGGTGTGAAGGGCGCTGCCATCGTGCTTGTACCAATGACTCCCCTTCCCCGTCTCATTTTTCGTTGCTGTAATGATCATATCGTTTTGATTATAAAGTAAAAGAGGGCCAACCACACCCCCCATATCAAGAGGTCACCCAGCAGGTCACCCCATCGTGGAGGGCGCGGTGGAGGTTTGGAAACCCGCTCCCCTAGCCGCACTGAATCTAGCGATTTCACACTAGCAAGGAGGTGGCGGCGATTATGGGGAGCGGGTGAATTCATTCTAGAACGGGACGTCGTCGTCGGTCTTCCAATCCTTGCGCTCGCCTGTCGGCAGGTCGGCCTGCTTGGGTTCGGGGGCGGGTGCAGCTAGACCAGACTCCGCCTTCCGTTCCTCGATGCGTTCGCGGGTGCGATCACCGTCGTAGTTGCCACTCGCCTTCGGCCAATCCTTCTTGGCGAGCTTTCGCGCCCGATCAATGAGGTGCAGGGTCTTCCCGTCTGGAGTCTCCCACGGTTCGATCTCCAAGACGCAACCGGTGTTGATCATTTTGGTCAGATCAACTGCCTCGCCGTTCTTGAAAGGCGCACCGCGCCACTTGGAGAGGAACTTGTAGAGGTTCGATTTCTCGTTCAGCGAGTTGTTGAACTTCTTTCGGACGAGGAACGGGCGTCCGTCCGCCATCTCGGCATCAAGTTCAAATTGAAAATACAGCACATCCTTGGTGCCGTATTTTGTTTCTTCGTTCATGGATAGAACGATGTCCACCAGCAGCGCGTTATGCTCGCCAGTTGGTGCTTGTTCGTATTCCTGCTCGGCGTGACCGGCAGTGAGGGTTAGTTCACTCATTTTCATTTTCCTTTTGTTTGGTGTTTGGTGTTTTCTTTGGAGTCTGGCGGCAGGTCGCCGCGCAGAAATTTTACAAAGTCTTCAAAGTCCATCGTGATCAACCATGGGCAGTGATCCTTACGGTGCGCCACAATCGGCACCTGCCCGGTCTCACGATCACGCTCCGACTGAGCCATCGCATCATCAAGATTGGGCTGCCGCTTCATCCGCTTCACCTCAAAGTGCAACCACGGCAGTTCACTACAGACCACATCAGGGAACTCCTGTCCCTCCGCGTCCCTGCCAGCAAATTGGCAACCGCGTCGGGCCGAGGCCCAACCCGCCATCTTGAGTTCATTAGCGAATTCCAATTCGCCGCTCTTTCCTTTTCGTTTTGAATGTGCGCCCATGTCGTTATAAATTTGGTATTCTATGCAAACGGGATCCATGTTAATTATTGGGGATATCGTGAGGGTTGGGGTGATGCAGACCGGACGTCACCAGCAGCATGTCGATATAGATCGCCATCGGAGCGCACGAGCGGCAGAGGAAACCGGGCATGGTGCGGTCATAGTGCGTTGCGAGTGTTGTGCGCCCACACACATAACAAACTGCGGGCAGGGATAGCGTCCTCCTCATGATTCCGGGGCGAGTCTCCATCCTACTTCTCCAAGTGCTTGAGAAGTTTGGCAACGCCGCGCTGCGTGATGGTCGGAACCTTGCGCAGGTCGAACCCTCGCCGCTTGTATCCGGTGAAACCTAGATTGTACGCCACGTAGAGATCCGCCGCCGTCACATCACGATCCAACGCCTTGTCGAGTTGACGGTGAAGGAGGCTCAGATAAACTTTGCAATACTGATGGGAGATGTTCGGGTCGTTCACTCCCCGTTTATATGGTGTGGATTTCAAACCATTTTTCTCCAGCCATCGGGAGCAATCGGTCCAAGCCGGTTTCCACATCTGGAACGCGCCGTTCGCCTTGCCTTGGTCGCCCACGGCACGGGGGTTGTTGCCGCTCTCCACCATCGCCACCGCGTGGATCAACTTGCCGTTGATCTCCACCGCCGATGCCGTGAGGCAAAGGAACATGCACCCCGCCGCTGCCAACAACCGCTTGACCGAGGCAGCCGGGATGCGTGGTGATCTCTCCCCCAGATATTTAGTGTCGAGTTGGCCAGCAGCGCGGAGTCGGTCAACCGTCTTGGTTGAAACGCTCAGTCGCCGCGCAACTTCTTGGCGGGTGTATAGTTGTAGTGTGTCTTGGTCTTCGTTCATTTTTCCTCCTTTTTAAGTGGTTAAACTTCCTCCTTGGCAAGTAGACACCCCTTCTCAATAAACTCCTCTAGCACCGAGGTCATCGTGCGCCGCTTCCGCTTGGCGTAGCGGATGAGTAGTCGTTTGTTTTTGGAGTGAAACCTGAAGGTCACTGACTCTTTGTTTGATTGCGGCGCTCGCATGGGCGGGAACATAAATGATGTGCATGTATTTGCAAGCACATATTTACAATAGGTTGACGGGTCGTACATACATGTGTATGTTTCGGGACTGATATTTCAGGATATGAGGACAACCAAAAAAGACGGATCCAGAACGACAACATTCCGATTCAAGGAATCAACCTTGGAGCTTTTGGCAGACGCAAGTCAGGCGACCGGTCTGTCCATGACAGCAATTATTGAGAAATGTGTGCGCGGATATCTACTCACACTGCTTGGTAAAACAGAGGTCGAAAGGAAGGAGGCGACGGAACGGTTGCAACAATCTTTTTCAGTCGAATGCGACCCCCTTGAATTAATCAAGGGACGCCCTAGCCCAGCCCAGACCGCTCAAAAGATGGCAAAGGCCGCCAGTGCTGAGATAAAGAAAAAGAGGAAAAAGGGCTAGACCGGTTCTCCTTATGTCCTCGGTCTAGCTTGTTAGTTATTCTGGAGTTTAACGTACCAGCGCGGTTCGGGGATGGTCTTCACACCTTTCTTCGGCATCACATCCACGCCCACACACACCGTGAGTTGCAGTCGGATCTGCTTTGCCCAGCGTTCAAACTTCCGGGCCATTTCCAACCGCTCCAATGCAGAGTGTTCGCAAAGCATGAACTCCAGTTCGGGCTCGACCTGAACCCGTGGGTTCTCAGGAACCCTCATTAATGAGTGTAGTTCGTTCATAGCTCCCCCAATGTATACCATAGGGTGAGACATACGATGTCCCATCATATAAAAATCTTCTGGGAATAACTTTCTTCAAAACAACTGATTATGTTGTTGCACATATGTGTATGTATGTGTATGTTTACGAAGTGCGCGGGGTCAACAGCCCGCCAGCAAGGAGAAAAACAAATTATGAAAGTTGAGATAAATACAAAGAGCAACGGCAAGTACGTTGTTTACCTCGTACAGGGTGACTTGCTGGTCGCCAAGGGAATCTTCACAAACAAGGTGAAGGCAAAAAAAGAAGCGAAAAGAGTTTCTGATTTGTACGGTTGCGAAATCGAAAACTAAACCAAGGAGAAAAACAAAATATGATCACGAAACAAATATCCGACATCCACTGCGCTGCGCAGTTTCTATTGAACCAACACATCCTGATCCACCTCGGCTTGTTCGCCGGTGAGACGGGAGTTGTCTGGGACGTAATGGCCGATGGTCGCTCGCTCCAAGTGATTCTCGACAATGGCAAAACTATCTTCGTCGATTTCTCGCTGGTGCGGGAGTCACGGGAAAGTGACCAAGAATAAACCATGAGCCTATTTAACAAACAACAACTCAGGCAGAAGATCCTGCACAAGGCGGCACTGATCCGCCCCTTTCACAAATTCTCGCAAGTATCGATGAGCGAGATGGAACCCAAATGCGAGGCAGCCCTAAACCGCTTCCTCGATTCCTACATACATAGCCTGCCCAGCAAGGGCAAAACCATTAAATGAAGCAAGAATACAAAATCACGTTCGAGGACGGTTCGGTGCTGGTCGTTTTTGACTGGGGCATGAACTGGGCATTGGCCCGCTTGTCCAACAAGAACGATAGACGAACCATCACCAAGATCGAACTCAAACCAAAGGAAACGAAATGACCCCCATTAAAAGAAACGGAAACTATACCGCAGTCGAGAGTATCGGCGGCAAGCGGCGGTGGCACTCAACCAAGACCCCCAACCGCAAACTCGCGGAGCAACGCGCCAAGGCATTCTTTGACGCCATCCGCGCCGACAACCTGCGAGTGGTGGACCTGCTGACCAACCGCAACACCGGCACCATCCCTACCCTCAAGGAACTCTTTGAGTACTACCTCGATGAGTCAACCGTGCGTAAAGCCACCGCGGTGGAGAATGTGAACTGCCTGAAGCTGATCCTGCGGGAAGCGGCGGGTGGCTACGACGAGAACGCCAAGGTGTTCTTGACCGGCAAGGTCATCAGCGATTGGGAGAAGCAACGCCACCGCCGCGCCGATGGAGTGAAGGCACTCCACTCAGCCAAGCGCACCGTGTTCACCACCACGCGAAAGGCCAAGAGCGTGTTCACTAAAAAGATGCTGCAACGCTACCTCGACGCGGCCATGCAGATTGATGTGGTGGAGTTCCTTGCCCGGAGCGTGGAGAACGGACCCACCATCCGGTACAAGGCACCCAAGGATCAGTCCCTCGCACCTCGCACCTTCCAAGCATCCAAGAAGCTCCGCACAGACGATCCTCAAGCGTTCATCTGCTTCCTGCTCGCCATGCAGGCCGGTTTGCGGAAGAGCGAAATCGCCAACGCCAAGGTGTTCTGGCTTGAGGATCAACTGATCCATGTCCAGCCAGATGGCGAGTACGACACAAAGAATTCCCATGAGCGGGAGGTGCCGATCAATGCCGATACCTACAAGATCCTGTTGGAGCTTATCGGTGAGCGTGGTTGCGATGAATACATCCTGACCGGGCATCTCACCGAGCGCACCGATGGAGTCTTCCGCCGAGTCAACCAATGGTTGGCCGATCTCGGCTGGACGCATTCAGACAAGCGCATCCATGAACTCCGCAAGTGGTACGGCAGCCAAGTGGCGCGGATCGGTGGTCTGCATGCCGCCCAACACCTGCTCGGTCATATGGACTACTCCACCACGGATCGCTACTACGCCGATCCCGGCGCCAAGGTGGTGGTCAATGAGTGAAGTCAAAATGGAGGAGGGCAAGTGTTAGCATAAGTGTTAGCAAAATCAGATCAGTTTGACGATGTGCTTGCAGCATCCCTTGATCAGGACGGTGAAGTCGCCTGAGCCATCCTTGTATTGGCTCGACGCGATCACAACGTAGTCGTCGGCTTTCTTGACAATCGTTCCCTCCGTCCAGCACTCGCAGGGTTTGGCCTCGTCGAGTTCGCACATGGTGTGGATGGCTGGATCCAACCATTCGACATGCACCCGTGTGCCAACTTTCGGCCAAGTCATTTTTCGATCATCCTGTAATGGAAGATGGGGTAGTAGCGGAAACCACTGAAGACGGGATACTGCTTGCGCTCGGATCGTCCCTTCTCAAACGCATCTTGGAGCAGACGCTGGGTATGCGAATCCGACTTGCCGATCTCGGCGGCTATCTGCTTAACGGTCTTCCAATCCTCTGGGGCAGGTTCAACCTCTGGCAAGCGCGCCTCGGCTAACATGTCGGTCCAGTTTAGATCACCTTTAGTTTTTCTGGTATCACCCATTTGCCATCAATCTCCTCCGCCTGCATCGACCAGTAGTTGCCGGTCTTCTCATTCCAAACGCCCATCACAAACCCGTGCGCGTGGCGCAGGGTGCCTGGCATCCGTGAATTCCACTTCATGTCCAACTTGCATAGGCACCCCGCCCCACGGGCAACCCGCCGCTTCAGTCCGGGGATGGCATGCTCATCAATGCTGTGAGTGTGACCGAAGATGCAACCCCCGTAGCACAGGGCATGAGCGCGAGCCGCGTTGACCCCGGCAAAATATCCGTGCAAGCATTTCATGTGACCGAACTCAAACACGCCCAACCGCTTGTGGTACGGCAGCCAAAGGGTTCCGACCTTGTCCAGCCGTGCCTCCAGTTCGCGTACACCCTTGAAGGCGTAATCCTGCTCGATGCCTTTGGAATCATCCTCGGCTAAATCATACAGGCGCTGATCGTGATTGCCCATGAGCAGGTGCGTGGGTTTCCAAGCGGAGATAAACTCCAGACCTTTACGCCAATCGGTGAGCATGCTCTCGCTTCTCTCCTCGGCACTGGCACCCCTGCGCAATGGACGCGCATCAATCAGGTCACCACCGAATATTCGTAAGTGCGGGTTGAAGCATTCCGTTGCGGTGTGCAACGCCTTTACTGCCGCCTTGTCCTGTTGGTCGCCATGTAAGTCACTGGCGAATATGAATCTTTGCAACATAGTGAAACCACCCTTTCATTTTATTTGTTGCGTTTTAGTTCTTTCAAATCTTGTTCGAGGCGAGTCTCGTTATCAAGGTCCGTGAATTTCTTTTTCAATTCAGTCGCCTTCGGTTCAGACATAATCCCCTCCGCCACTGCCCGGTCAATTATCTCGTGATAGTCTTTGACCTTCTTCTGCCGGGACGCGAGGGCGGTTTTCTTCTTTGTGCGCAGGGAGGTGAGTTCCTGACGAGTTTGGTTCGTCTTCCGCAATCCCGCGTCGATCTTCTTGAGGCGCTTATCGAAATCGATTCTATCCCTGACGGCTTGTCTGCCTAGCTTCTCCCCACCCTCCTTCAGCTTCCTCTGCATGAACGGCAACCCGGCGTCCATCACTGATGGGTCAAATGATTTCAGAAGTTTTGCCGGCTTGTTCTCGGCAATTGCCATCATGGCATTGAAGATTGTCTTGGCCTGTTCCGGACTGATGGTTCCCGGCACCTTGCCTATGTTGCCCTCGGCGGACATCACGCCAACATCGGATGCGACCTGACGAAGCACATCAGATTGCGCCTTGGTGAGTTTGGTTCCCTTGGCCGGGAGACTAGAGGTGACCCGTTTGCGCAGTTGCGCTATTTGGTCTGCCGTGAATCGGTAGAGGGGTTCCCCTGCTTTTCCGGGCTGGGCATTGCGACTGGCATCAATGAAGATACCTCGGAGAGACTCGATGGCTTGTAAGTCCCCTCCGCCTTCAGCCAATCGTTTAGATCCTCGATCCCCTGTAGGGCTGCCAGACCGTGCTTCCGGTCCTCCTCTGATATTATCCTTGCTGGCATTGTCTTTTCCTTTTCCTATGTTTGGGTTTGATTCAGCCCGAACCACCTTCGGCTCGAATGACTCTATTGTCAAACCATATTCGCTTAAAATCTCTTTGATGACAAATTTGTTTGCCTTAACATTATCCTTAAACTTCTCACCTTCCGGGCCAAAGAATTTGTCACGGACAAACCCTGCGTCCGTCCATTCTCCACGATAGTAACCGTCATGGATGGTGATGGTGTCACCGATCTTACTCAGCCCGGACAGGAACGATTCCCCGTCAGCGTCCTTGAGCTTGGCTAGATCCTGAATCAATGATCGCACCTGATCCGGTGAAAGGTTCTTGCCGCCCCCAATCTCCATGACCGTAGACAGGTCCGTGTTGAGTTGGTCTGGCACCTTGGTCGAGTTATCTTTCTGCCACGCCTCGACCAACAACTTCTCCTCCACCTTCAGTGGGCGAACATGGTTGCCCGCCATTTGATCTGCGGCGCCGCGCATCATGGTGTCCATCCTGCCAAAGTCCTTGCCCCGTCCTGTTAGGTAAATCGCCCAGTTGGATTCCACCTTCCCCTCGACCAAGAAGGCGCCGATGTCCACGCTCACCTCGTCGAGCTTGATGTCTAGTCCCCTGTCATTCGCAAGGCGCTCGATGCTTTCAGGAAGTTGCTTGGCGATCTCGGCAACTATTGCCGCGTCAGGATCCTTCACGCCAGCCTTGGTCAATCGTTTCTGTGCAGCAGCAAGTTCAGTTTGCCAAACACCGGGAGTAGACGTATCAATCTCACCGGACACAATCTGCTTCGCCCATTGATTGAACGAACGGGTCGATGCCCCGATGGACTTGGGTGCCTCACCCTCCAGCCCGCCCCGGACATAAGCCATGATCGCGTCCACCGAGGATTGGAAGGAATCGTAATCGCGCATTCCCTTCAGCGGGTTCCGATTCTTCACATCCGCCCACATCAACTCCTGCACGTTGTAGGCATCGAGCATCCTACCCTGATATCCTCCGGTCTCATTGATCCGGTCAGCGATCATGCCGGTCATCATTTGCACATGATCATATAGCGGACCCTCCCCCTTCGCGTTCAGGCCAGCATCGGTTTTCTTATCAAAAACCATGATCTCACCGTCCTTGTATTTCAGCGCACTCAGTTCCTGGGGGGTCAAATCTTTGATTGTAAATTCGCGCCCCTCGCGGGCAACTGCCTTGGCGTTTTCTGCCTTTTCGGCAAGGCGACCCATTACCTTCTTGCCGTCCGGGGAATCGATCTTAACCGTTCGACCCTTCCTAGTGTCCGACCAAGCGAACCCGGTTAGTTCGCCGCTCTTGTCCCGCGCCAGTACGAACCCCGGCCAAACATTGCCCCCAGCAGGATCCAGTTCCGCCATCGCCGCCATGTGCCACATGTCGTTGGTGGAGAGACGGGACAGGGCAACCTCGTCCTGAAAGCGCGGATCCTTTTTGATGTAATCAGGAATCTCCCGTCCCTCTTTCTTGGCGGACTTCAATAGTTCCGCCATCGGGTTGAGGTAAAAATTCTCGACCTTGTTGTCCACCCCCTCGATTCTGGATCCAAATGGTTCCCCGGCTCGCCACTCATTAATGATTGAGGATATTGCTCTGGTCTGCTTCAGGTTGCCAGCCTTGGTGCCACCGGCTACCTCGGTCATAAACGAGGAGATGCCCGATCCGAACGACTTGGTGAAGTTGGCTGGAACGGCAGTGCGCGGGGAGAGGTAGGCAAGCAACCGAAGGTTCAGGTCTGCCCTAGATAAATCCTTCCCCCCCAACTCAATGGCAGCATCGTGCATCTGCTCGTAAAAATATCTCTCACCCTTCTTGTAAAGTTTACCTTCGGTTTCGCGCACTGCGCCCACCCCTCTCTCGATGAACGCATCCAACTCCACCGTGTCCTTGAAGCGAAGGTGCTTGGGAATCGTTTTGGATTGGTTCTTACCAATGGGATCACGGGACGGCAGGGTTCTGGAGTGGGTCTCCGTGCCGTCCTCCTTCTTGATAATAACCTTGTTAAACGGGTGTGGCTTATCTTCAAATTTCATCTTGCCCGGAGTGCCGTCACCAAATTGTTTACGGGATGTGACCGGGGGTCGGTCTCCCGCTGGCATGTAACGCACCTCCGCACCAGCACCTTCGCCCTTACCCATTTTGGTCAACCCTGGTACCTTCTCTGCCTTCACCTGTTTGGCGTTGCGGACGTAGACCGTGTTGCCAGCCATGAGTACCCGGTCACCTCCCAGCACCTTCATGCTCGGATCATTCCGGTTGAAGAAGTATCCATGCTTGGTTGGGTTGTACCCCACCTGAGTCCACACCCGTTCTGGAGTGAACCCGGCAGCAGTTCTTGTCCTGTAACCAGTTAAACGCATCAACTCCGCCTTGGTCGGAATCTGGCGGGTGTTCACCTTGCCATCAACAAAGGCGAAGGTTGCCTTGGCTTTACCCTGCGCCGTCTTCAGCATTAGCTCGGCAGTCCTGCCGGTGCCATAGTGAAGCTCGACCATGCCACCCTTGGTGATCGGGTCCAGCACCATGTGTCCGGTGTAAAATGTTTCGCCGCCTTCCTTGTAGGCAATGGGATGAGAGTCCACCCCGATCTCCATTCCCTTCTGGTAGCCGGGAATGTCAATGCGTCCTTCCCTGATCACGGTGCCGTGCTGCGGCTTTTTAATATTCGGTACTTTGTCCGCCGACAGCACCTTGCCCACGGCATCATCCATAACGTGCAGCTTCGCAAGCGGCGGAAGATCCTTGTCGGCAATAGGACGTATGGGTGCCAGTTCCTCCACTGCCGCATCCCATTGCTCCTTCGTCATCTCGTCAATGTGCTGCGCCTTCTCCTCCAGAGGCTTGATGCGCGGTGGACGCTTCACTGTACCCCTCTTTGCCTCCGGAACCAATTGCCCCGTTGGTCCACCCGCTTCAGGTTTGGCACCGGGTTTGGCGGGCATGAAGTTGGTGGTCAGTCGCCTCCAGTTTACCGGCATGGCATCTCCCAACGATACACCGACCTCTGCCATCCGATCCACACGCAGACTGATCGGCACCACATGCTCGGCTTTCACATCCGTACTCAAACGATCTGGCATCATTTCTTTCAGTTCCTTTTCACCCACATTCAGGAAATCATAAATGGCGTCCTTATGCCTGCCAGCAGGGTTGTCAATCCCCCGCACTTGGTTATCCAGATACTTGATCACATCCGCCCGGAACTGATCCTTGTTGTTGTTAAACAACTCAAAGAAATTAAGGAAACGCTTGTTGCCTTTCTGCGCCTTGCCCCACCACTTGTTGAGCTTGTTCTCAAAGCGTCCTATGCTGAAGGTTTCAAGGTTGAAGTTTCCCACCTTGGATATTTTCCAACCATAAGGTGAGGCAATCTGATGGCTCATCGGGATGCGGCTACTGTACTTGCTCCCCTTGGTCGCACCAAAATACTGGATCAAGAGATTGGACGCCGGGTCCCCGATCAGGTTTCCTGCCTCATCAAAACCCTTTGCGAGTGCCGTGTTTAGTTCCTTGATCCGTTCCTTGATTGCTGTCGGTAATGCCCCGTCAGGCAGTGCCATGATTGCTTCAAGCTGACTCTCGGTCATGTATCGTCCGCTGAAGTATGGGTCGTCCTTTTTCCCTCGCGGCATTACCCCGATTTCTCCCTCGCCAACCTCCACGGATTCCAGCGCACTGTGCACCGCCGCACTATATGCTTCCCCGATTCTTTTCTGC